TTAACCTCCGCCCCCCTTCAATGGATTAAATCGGACTGCATCCTGTAGAAAGTCAGGGGCAAAGTGGGCATAAGTCATTGTCTGCTGGATAGTGGCGTGTCCTAAAATCCGCTGAAGCACAAGGATGTTGCCACCGTTTGCCATAAAGTGAGTGGCGAACGTGTGCCGTAGCACATGCACGGCTTGCCCTTTGGGCATGTCCGGCTTCACTGCCTTGAGCGTATCCCGCACCTGCAAATAGTTTGCCGATGGGAACAGCAGCCCGCGCCGATTCACGACCCATTCTTGCTCCACCTCCGCGCTGATCGGCACACTACGACTCTTGCCGTTCTTGGTGGCCACAAAGGTGACAAGACGATTCACGACATGCTCGGCCCGCAGCTCGACTACCTCACGCCAGCGAGCCCCGGTGCTTAGGCACAATATCGCCACCCCGCGATCATCCCCTTCCAGCCGCGCCAGCAGTTGATCTACATCGGGCGGAGAGAGATAGCTCATAGCTCTAGGAGCAACTTTCAGCTTTCTCAACACCTGCACCGGGTTGTCACCATGATAGAAACCTCCCTCGATAAGGAAGGAAAACATGCCGCTTAACTCCACTACCAAGCGATTAACGCTGTTGGGGGTGATGTTTGCGGCCAGCATGCGCGACCGCAGCAAGGTCAGGCTATGGTTGTCTAGCTGATTGACCCGCAGATCACCCAGGTAGCGATCCGCCCGCTGCAGGGTGTTCAGCGCCTTTATCCCCCATCTCTGGTGTTGCCCTTTGTGTGCCCACCAGATCTCGATGAGCTCTGCCAGTGTGCGGGCATCAGTTGGCTTACTCTGCCAAGGCTTATCGTGTTGCGTGGCCAAAATATGACGCTCGAAGGCAACGGCCTCGTGCTTCTTGGCAAACTTGCGCCGGACCCGCTTTCCATTGCGGCCCGTCGGTCTAACGTCCACTTGATACTGACCATCATCGAGCTTCTTAATTGACATAAGAGAGCCCTCCGATCTTCACCGCTTCACTACTTTCCGTTGTCTGATTACTCAGACTCATCCCCTCGATAGCATCGAGAAACGCCAGGTGCAGGGTCAGCCAGTTTTCTGGTCGGAGTGGTGCGAGTCCTGATTGTCTGCTCCAAAGTGTGCGAGAGCCGGTGCGATTTGCCCGGCTTCAGGGGCCACCTGATCTGTCATAAGCCATAGCGTGTACTTGGTTAGTTTTGGAAAAGCCAAGATACGTTGCGCCACTTCCATTGAGGGGATCGTTCTTCCCCCTTCGTAATGATCCAGAGTCCCTAATGGGATACCGCAAGCTTCAGCAAACTGCTGCCGGGTCATCATCTCAGACTTTCTGATCAAACGAATCTTTTGACCAATGCCACTTGATTTCATTAGTATCGATCCATAGTATAGTTGCTATCGATTTGATGGTTTTTGCAATTTCCATCATAGAAGCTCCTGAAAGCTCACTAGAGCCCACAGAAGGCAACCGGAGAGATTACCAGAGATGAACGACACAACCAAAAAGCCAGAGGGTGAGAACGTAATTCCTGCGCGGTTCATGATAGGACTGACACCCACCATGGTGCATACAGATGCCGTCACAGCAGACGCTTTTGGCAGAGCCATCGGCAAAACGCGTAAAGCGGTGGTGGAAATGATCAAAGCAGGCAAGCTGCCTGGTATTGAAATGAAGATCCCCGGCAACCCAAGCGCCAAAGGCGATTACTACGTTTACCTCCCTGCCTGGAACGCCGGCATAAAGCTCGCCTTCGAGAGCCGCCCAAAAGAGATCCGCGACGGCTGGCTAGCATGGCTGGGGCTGAGCATATGACACCCCGCGAAGATTACCCTGCCCTGCTCCGGGCCCAGCTCCTACAAAGCAAATCCCAAGTGCCGCGCTATTGGCGCGAAGCCAACCAGAAACAGCGTGCTGCTATCTGCTACACCGCCGAGTTGCCGACCACGTTTGCCGGGCCGGTCTTGCCCATTGGCAGAGCTGATAGAGAGTCAATCCGCCAGGCGGTGGTAGAGCTCGGGTTACAGCATCTGTTCCATGGCCGCATGTCCGAATACGAGTGGCACACCGGCTGCCTGCCAGAGCTGCAATCAGAAGAGAAACCAAGAGAGGAAACCGGGCCGGCCGAGCGGCTGGCGAAGAGTAAGGGCTTGTTGATGACTCTGGTCAACAACCCACAAACCGCAAATTGCGGGCAATAAAAAACCCGCTTATCGGTGCAGCAAACACCAAGCGGGCTTTCATCAACCACTCTAGGAAGGAAAGTTGACATGACAACTTTAGCAATCCCCTGCGCGCTGCGCAACCGCAAGATCCAGAACCGCCGCTTGGCTGGCCCCTATGGCCAGCGCTATTCAGAGCACGACCTGACAATCCTTGCCCAGCGCGCAAACGCACTGGTTTGGGCTTCCCTGTTCGGTCACATCAATCGCCTCAGTGCCCATCAAGGAGCCTAACCATGTCAAATGCCATCACCCTGAACGATCAAGCCCGCAAACGCCTGCGCCAATTGCGTGAAGCCCTGGCGCTCAGCCGTCCCAAGTTTGCTGCCCTGCTGGATATCCCACCGACCACCCTCAAAAACTACGAACTGGGATACCGCGAGATTGGCGGCAGCCTGTTCCTGCTCATTGCACACCATGCCGAACTCCAAGCGCATACCACCTGGCTGTTGACCGGCAAAGATGCCCGCACACCGATGGAGCCCGATGCCTCATGAACACACTGTTTCACCCTATCCCGGTGGCTGTTGCCATCGCTGATGTGGCCGCGCTGGAGGCGCGGCTTATCCAAAGCGCCATCACCGTGACCAGAGGGCAAGAGGGAAGCGTGAGACAAGCCCGCGCCAGTGAATCCCTGCGCTGGCTCACGTTCTTTTCACTGCTGAATCGGAGAACCACGCAATGGCGCAAGCATTCATAAACGTGGGCAACGTGCCCCCCAGCATTGAAGCCAGGGCCGCCGAGATCTTGGCCTGCGCTCGCCCAAGGAAATTGAAATACATCGCCGGCGAGGTGATCGAGGTGGGCCGGCGATACCGGCTCTTTCGCTCCTGCAGGGCAACCTGCTTTTCGCTCATGACGCATGAGCGATACAGCAACCTGACCGCCAAGAAAAAGCGCAGAGGATGATATGAGCACCGCAATTCAGATTGCCCGCCAAGCACCCAAGCTAATCGAGGGGCTGTTGGTGGATATGTTCGCGGCCAAGGCCGACGATAACCGGATCTGCCTGGGCAGCGTCATTGCCGGCCAACAGCACATCCAGATCCAGCTGGTTGTCACCAGTAATCCGGCCACGCTGATGGATGATGGCGACCATGATGACGATCTCGATATGGGGCCCACGCTCGAGGCGCAACAAGGGACGCTGGCCGCTGCCTGGCTACGGGCAAGAGCGGACTTTATCAAGGCAGCCTGCGATCCCGAAACACCCAGAATGTCACCTGCCGAATACATGGCCCTGGGCGCTATCAACGCCCTCTATTGGCTGGCCCTAAGCCAATCCGATACCACACTGGCCCGTGAAATTGGCAACTGGTGGCGTGATACCCACGGACACCACGGCCTGGGACGGGTGATCATATGACCGCCCCCCAGCCAAACACCCCTGATTTCTCTGAACGGGAAGCGGAGCTGGTCGCTGAAATCGCTGCCTGGTCTGCTCTTGCACAAACAGAGCTGGCTGAGCTGGGTCGCACTCGTGAGCTACTCAAGAAGGCGATCGCCCTTTTGTCTCGACGGTGTGACATTAGCCGTTCGGCTGCGTCCAGCTGCCGCGCGTTTCGCCGCATGCATAGACTATCGGTCGGCGTCATCGCCCGCCTGGAATACCAGCTCGCCAACCTGCGTTGCGATGAGCCTCTGCCGTTCTGATGCGGGACTACTACGCCGAGCTGTTCGACGCCAAGCCCATACAACCCAGGCAGTCCGCTGCCTGGAAATTGGCGGCAGCCGTCAAAGCCCAAGCAAAAGCCATCATGAACACACGCCGTGTGGCGCTGTGCTCCCTGGCTCATTCACGCCTCCCGCCTGCTCGCCGCCCAACCGCTGCGCTCGATATCGATAGCCAGGCGGCGGCCATCCGCTCCTACTTTGTCGGGATACAGGGGGCCTATGACCTGGACTGGGCGCTTGACCTGCTGGGGCGCCCAGTCCCGCGCGAGAACGGTGGGCCAGGGGTGCAACTACCCAAGAACCTGCAAACCAATCTCTTTATCGGTTACTGCCGCCGCCGCGCCCCTGACGTGCTCAAGGGTGTAGCCATCACCAAAGAGGCCAACTGCTGGCTATCACGTCGCATCAACACCCTACGCCAGGTGCAAAACGTCATCCCCGAGCCCCTCGAAACGCTGCGCACCAAAGAAAGCCGGGAGTGCCTGGCCATCAACTATGTCGAACGCTTCCACCGGCTGTTTCATGCCATCACAGATTCTGACACTAAACAGGTGCCCGCACTTCGTCTGTGGCACGGGTGCAGCCAACCGCTGGCCGCCTGGGGCATGCTGCCTCGTCTGCCCAAGTTCAGAACGGCCGAGGGCCGCGACAACTTCATTGCCTACCACCTTATCCGCTGGGGCGATCCCAAGTGGTGGGCCAGGCGTCTGCGCAAGATATGGGACCAGTACAACGAGCACTGCGCTATCCTGCTCGGCAAGGTGCGTAAGGGGGTATCCGCCTACGTGTCTAGCCAGGGCCTGCAAGCCTTTATCGAGCGTCAGCGGATGGCCGCGGCCTGGCTCAAGGACATGGAAGCCTATAACGCCCAGGATGACATCATCATCAGCCTGGAGGACGCGGTAAAAGCCTCTATCGCCAACCCGGAAAACCGCCGCCATGAACTGGTGGTGCGCGCCCGGGGCTTTTCTGATGTGGCTGACGAAATGGGGTATGTAGGCCTGTTCTTCACCTGGACAGCGCCGAGCCGCTTTCACCCCTGGAAGACGGTCAAGGCTTCCCAAGCCGGCAAACCCGACAGCACAACAGAAAACCCCAAGCACGATGGATCATCCCCTCGCGATGCACAGCACTACATCAGCGAGCTGTGGAAGCGCTGCCGCTCTGCCCTCGACCGCAACTTGTCACAGCGGGGGGAATTCCTGATGGAAGACCCCATCGATTATTTCGGCTTTCGGGTGGTCGAGCCCCACCACGACGGCACACCCCACTGGCATCTGCTGATCTGGGTCAAGCCCGAGCACCAGCACCGCCTGATCGGCATCCTGCAACGCTATGCCTTGAGCCATGACAAGGATGACCTGGTGCGCAAGCGCCACCCCGACAGCAAGCAGCCCTATAGCGATATCACTCCCCGCTTTGACTGGAAGGTGATGGACAAGGAGAAGGGCGGCGCCGTGGGCTATATCGTCAAGTACATCGCCAAGAATATCGACGGGTACCGGGTTGGTGACGAAGGCGATCTGGAAGCTGAGACGGCCGCCACCGAAGGCGCCCGCCGGGTGCGGGCCTGGGCCTCGCTCTGGGGCCTGCGTCAATTCCAACCTCTGAAAGGGCCGCCGGTCGGTATATGGCGCGAGCTGCGCCGGCTGCCTGGCCGCCTGCAAGAAGCCAAAGGGATCGTCGTTGCGCCCCTGGCCAGCCCCATCATGGAAGAGTGCCGCCGTTACGCCGATGCCGTGGACTGGAAGAACTTCACCCAGGCCATGGGCGGCCCCTGCTGTCGGCGTGATGAACGCCCCCTGAGCATCCACCGCACCGCCCTTGCCCAGCATTACAACCAGTACGGCGAACTGCAAACCAAGCTTGTGGGTGTGCGGGCCACTGATGGCCTTATCCAGCAAACCCGCGTGGGGGAATGGGTGCTGCGCAAATGTGGCTCACAGGGCACCACCGAGGCCCAGGGCGGCGGGTTTTGGGGTGTGGACGAGCGCAGCGAGTTAAGTGTTTGCGAGCAGCGCGAGGGTCTTTCCCCCCTTGGAGCTCTGGCAACAACTGTACGCTACGATCTCGGAGGATCTAAAAAGGATCCATTGAGCGAGAAAAATTTATTCCATTTGGGGCTGGATGCGGACGATGTGGCCATGATCCGGCGCGGCTCGATTGTCAGGGTGGGCGATAGGTTCGTGTGCATCCGTAATGGCGAGCTGAAAGTGACCGAACGGCACCCGTATTCGTGCCCGACCGAACTCGCCCCGTTCCATGCAGGGATAGAGGCCAAGCGAAGAGAGGCACAACGACAGGCCGCACTGGATGATGCACACACCCTGTTGGTTCAGTCGGGGGATGTTGGCGCTTGGCTGGCCAGCATGACGGCCGCCGGTACCGATGGTGCTCTTGCGCTGCTGGATGCCCTGGAAGAGGGGGACGCTGCGCAAGCCAGTACCCAGCTTGAGCGGCTACGCGACAGCGTCAATCTGAAAACGTGGCCACTGCCTCCCATTGAGCAGCGGCAAGAGACAATGGCCAACGCCGAATTTTTCTGGCTCCCCACCGATGGCCAGCACTCTCCTGCTCGCAAAAAAGACGCGCACCACCTCATTGCCGAGTCAGCCAAGGAACAACTGACAGCAGTTCGCCCAGAGCAACGGCATGCTCTGCTCACTCACCTGATGACAGAAGCAGATGCTATGACTCCCAACGGTGGTGACACCGTGGCCTTCGTTGCTGATTGTCTGTTGTATTGATAATGCATTTTCCCAATCGCTTGACAGTGACCAGAACAAATTCGTAGCAACATTGAGTTTTGGTGAGATCCAGCGCATCGTTTAGAAGTACGCCAGGTGTAGGAAGTGAGGTTGCAGCCGAAGGCAAACCGACTACCCGGGGTGAGGTGCGTGATGAGGTCTTATGTCGTGGATATATTGCTAGTGTGCGCAATTCTGATAACCAGTGCGGCTACAGGGTGGGCACTCGGCGCTTTATTTGTTTATGTAACAAAAAGCTTTCCATCATTAGGCCACAGCATCACCAGCAATGACACACCTTGCCAGCCTCTTAACGACGCCAACACACAACTACACCGCTGTCAGAATACGCTTGAACGTTTGCAGCAAAGCCCTTCAAAGAGCAGTAACTACTCTTTGAAGGGGGGCCAAGTAAAGTGCTGCAGGCAAATTACCTAATTGCCAATCACTTCAGACAGTTTCACTGGTTTCCATGATGCTGTTATCTTGATGTGACTCAACAGCGACATTGGTATCAATGACTGCTCCTGCCACCACGACACGATTCCTCCCTGTCTGCTTTGCAACCAGTAAGGCTACATCAGCAGAATGCACGATTTCATCGAAATCTATGGGGCCTTCGCCGTAGGCAACCCCGAAACTGGCCGTGACTGCTGGCATGGCCCCTGACATGCAGGCGAGGTCGAGTTGTTCTCGCACTCGATTCATCACATCCACAGCAACGGTTACGGGAGCATCAGGCAGTATCACGACAAATTCTTCGCCACCATAGCGTCCGACGATATCGGTATTACGTACCACATCGCTCAACACGCGCGCAAAGACCCGTAGTGCACGATCGCCAGCTTCATGGCCAAAACTATCGTTGAGTCGTTTGAAGTGATCCAAATCACAAAAAGCCACAGATACGGGCCCTTTGCGAGACAGCAACGCTCTCGCCTGGTTTTCAAGGCTGCGCCGATTCAATAACCCAGTGAGACCATCGGTTTCTGCCTGTAACTGTGTTTCTTGCATGGCTCGTAACATGGCGATCCGGGTGCTCGCGCGTGATGCGATAGACTGCAAGCGTGAAACAGTTTCACTATCAAAGACTTGCCCCTGAGCTCCCGATACGTGTAAAACACCGGCTTGCTTGCCCATGCTTGTCATTGGAATACACACGGCAGAGCAAGTGCCACTTGGGCGCCCTCTCAATTTGCGGCATGCATCCATCAACTCTGAATCTGGGAATATCAAGGTTGCCCCTCGTCTGAACGCCAAGCATTGGCGAGGAGTCTGAGCCATGCATCCGGGAGCGCCAGCCGGTTCGGCAGTTACAACCTGGCGAAAATGCATCTGACTAGAGTCTGCCAATAACATTTCCCCTGGTGTTTCTTTGATGGCAAGTGATAGTGCTTCACCCACCACTGCAAATGTCTCCTCCTCCGACTCACTAGCATCCAGCGCCCGGTGCAACTTAGCTTCAAAATCTTGACGCTCAGCTTCTTTAAACAGTGCCTGCTCTCGTCCTTCAGTTGTTCTTCTGACTGAACGACTGATGGTAAGGGCCAGCCACAGGATCAGTGGAAATGCGATCAGTGAGACAATCACGACAAAATTGCCCAAATCACGTGCAGCAATGGATGCCGCAGCAAGATCTTGCTGAACCAATACTCCCCAGTGATAACCCTTGAAGCCAAGAATGCCTTTGGAGCTGGAATAGCCAATGATTTGGGCTTTTCCACCTGCATCATCGGCGTCCACTGTGATAAAGCCAGCGGAGCGTTGATGCAGGTCCATGGTACCTAGCGAACCAATTTTCAGTAATTGTGCTGGTGAAGCTCCATCATCCGGTCTCGGCTCGAGTATCAAACCATCATGAGACAGTACCTGTGTACCTATGCCCGCATTACCACCATCCAATAATTGCTGCCGGACGCTTCTCATTATTTCGCCAACAACACGATCAAATGAAACCCAGTTAGCCCATATACGAGCTATCTTGCCATCCGCGCCATAAATAGGTGCAACAAACAGGAGCGTCTGCGCTTCAGTGCCCGTCGCCAATTTAAGCAGGGGGTCATACGTAGCATCACGGTAATAGCTTTGACCATGACCGAGGTAACCACTCATCGCACGTCGGAACCACTCCGTATCTGCGACCGATGTACTTCGTAATACATCGCTGTTGATCTGCCGACCATCTCCTGTCGAAGTACTGTTGGCGATGATGTTCCCCTCTGAGTCGGCAATCACCATCAAGTCATAAAAACCATATGCTTGGGTGTAAATGTCAGTGGTATTACTGACGCTTGTAGGATCCCCCAATGCCTTGGGGTTGAGGGCCATCATCTGCACGTCGCTGTAGCGCTCAAACAGGTTGCGATCAATCTTGTCTATCGCTTCTCGTGCCTGAGCGGCCAGAAAACTACCCGTTTTATCATGCAGACTTTGACTACTGCGCTGATATGCCAAGAATCCCACAGATATAAGTGGTACCAACCCAATAAAGAGCAAAGATACCAATAGGTATCGAGTCAGGCTCTTTACATGAGTGCTGGTCGGGTTCGTAATGCTATGCATGGAAATACGTTTCATTCTTATCCTTGACCCTCAGCCCAGCAGAAAATAAAAGCTCAACTATCAGCGGCGCTACTGACATGTATGAGAATATAGGTTGATTTGTTGTCTGCTGCCAATCTCACATGGCACCTACGCGCCGACTTATAATGACATTTTCCTCAACATCAGATAGAGCAATGGAGCTGACCCCAAAAAATATCGCTAACATTGGTAGGGAGGATGCTGGCGAGCGCCGCCGGGAACCGGTGCACCGTCAGGGCTGGGAGGCCCTTCAATGCTTAGACCGGCACCGCGATAAGAGTCTCAGAAGGAAATGAAACAGACAGAGGGTTTCGGTTGCCCTTATCAAACCAGATACACGAAACATGAGACATACCGTTAGCCCTCTGCACACTCAGAACGGTCATTGAGGGACCACTACTACGCAGTTGCACAACCTGACCGGGCTCAAACCGAGTGGGTGCATATCCATGTGGTTCCTGATTTTCCTCCAATCTCAGAACATTACTCTGGAAGGCCCATTCTACAGGCTCTCCGCCCAGTTCAAGGTTGAACCATGCGCAGCAAACATCATCGCTATCATCAACCGTCGGTTTGACGGTCATACGCTGGCCACCACTTGAAAGTGTCACTACTTGGCCAGGATAGAAATATTGGAACCCTTGCATCATCGATCCTTAGCTATGCTGATAACTAACTTTATCGGCATCAAAGTGGCCTTATCAACAAAGACTCTTCTGAGTTAGCCTGAATGTCGATCTCAGCCTCATCATATGCACCATAAGACAGCCCCACATCACTCTCGATTGCACACCACGCCTTATGGCCATCGTTGGTCACAACCGTCATCATCTGGTTGTCTGATTTGCGGATAACAGCATCACCCCGCTTGTAGTTTGTCACACCCCCTCCCTAGTGAACCGGCAGCATCTGGTCACTCCTACCGTATAGTATAAAGATACAGGGAAATGAGAGATAACACCCCTGCCCCGTTGCTGTGTCGAGCATGTGAGGGATTGAATTCCCCCCGTATTACTACTCGGGGTTGAGATTATCGATAGCACCAGCAAAAGAGAGGTGACTAGCGCAGTCTGTCACACGGCTTTTGGTGGCCGGCAAGCGAAGCGCGGCAGTTGGATATCAGCAAAGCGAAGGGACGCATCGATGCGCCCCTTTTTACTACCCCAAATTGAGCTCTCGCTGCAGGGCCTGCCGCCCATCCGGACTGAGCGAGTTGATAAGGCTCAAGGCCAGTTGGCTGGTCGTGCGGCCCGATGGGCTCAATGGGTGGCTGTATGACATCTGGGATACCCAGCTGTGGCCACATTCCGCGTCCGTGCACTGACAATACAGATCGGCGGTGTCACGGCTCAGACGGTGCGTCTTGGTGATGCGCCCCAGCTCCCCACATTCCCGACAAAATACCCGCATACTCCCCCCATTCCCGACGACATAACTGCCCGATTATACCCGCCAGCTGAGTTTTCATACAGTGGTAGCGACTTCCAACGAACGGTTGAAGTCCACCTGCAGCCGGCGCGGCAGATTGGCCCCGTTGATGGCATCCTGGATAAGCTCACACAGCGGGATCACCTCGTTGCGCGCATAGGTCCGGTCGTACTGCTCCGGGTTCCCAAGCCCCCCGCTGCCGTTGGCCGGAATGATACCGGCCAGCGCCGCCGGAAACCGGTGCGCCGTCAGCACATCCTGGGCGGTGATCGCCTTGATGGCCGCAAACTCGTCCTTGGTCGCTATGTCCCCCACCGGGATAAGCTTGATACCGTCCGGCTTGCCCCCCGGGATATTGACGAACATCGAGCGAAAATTTCCGACCCCCTTGGAGCTCGCGATCATCTCCTTCATTTCCGCTTCCTGGTCATCGTCCATGTTCGGGTCGGTGGCATAGAAGATGAATCCCATGTGCGCCCCGTTGAGGAAGTATTTACGCCGAAACATCGTGGCGTCCTGGTTAAGCAGGGCCGACTGCAAGCCCCCCAGGTAATCGGGCTGGCCATACACCTGCTGCACCGGGTCGTACTGGGCCAGCCAAATGATGTCCTCGCTGACATAGCGCTTGTAACTGCCATCGCGCTGCAGCATCAGGAAGTTGCCATCATTGCAACGGCGCACGTACAGGCTCGACAACGGGTAGAGCCCTACCACCTGGCCAAACCCGTTGCGCAGCTTGAGCAAGGCCGCGTCCCCAAACTGCAGCAGGTTGTGCACAAAGGCGGTGATCACCTCCCGGGGCACGCCTTCGCTGCTGATAAACCGCCCGGAGACCATGTTGCGCCGTGCCATCAAGATAGCGCCGTGGTGCGCATTGGCGCGGGCCACCTTGGCCAGGCCCTTCCTGTCGATGGGCGGCAGGTAATACTCGCCCCACGGGCTGTAAAACACGTCCGTGTAATCGGTCATCCAGGCCGTGGGATCGATGGGTTCGGGAATGGAAAAGCTCACGGCGGAACGGGTGCTGGCGACATGGGATGGGGTGCTGGGCCGCTCGGCCCGCTGATGAAAGCGCTGTTTGCGGCTCATGTTTTCCTCGTTTGCTGATGGCCCAGGTGGATTTGCGGCGCCGTGATGTGTCGAGCGGTTCGTTGTCCACCGCGTGGGCGATGGCAAAGAACACGTCGGCGTGCCCGGTCTCGCTGCTGCGCGAGGCGCGGAACGTCAGCTGGCCACCGCCGGTGGTCGTGCGTTTGATGCTCATGAAGGCCAGCGGGATCTCGATGTCCTCCTGATCCCACTCGATACGGTCTGACTCGACCACGTCCACCATCTTGAGGACCAGTCGCGCCTTGCTCTCCACGTTGTAGTTGATCGGGGTGATGGTGGACTTGAACACCGGCTGCAGCAGGTCATAGACCCCGCTGCCCACCCCGGACACGTCGATCCCGAGATAAGTGACCCGGAACTTCTTGGCGATCTTCTCGATCTCACTCGCCTGGTAACGGAAGTTCATCCCGCGCCAGAAGTGCTTCTCCAGCACCCGGAACTTCTCGCCCGGGAACAGCGGCGGGGCGACCACCACCAGGGTGGCGTTATCGCGGGTACGGCTCGGGTCATAGCCCAGCCACACCTCACGTTTGCCAAACGGCTCGGGGTGCCCTGGGGTGTAGTCGCTCCAGTTGCTGATCGTAGTCTGGGCCCGCTCCATGTGCTGGAACTTGAACACCGAGGCCTCATCGTCCACAAAGGCGCACATGTAGAGGTGATCGAATACTTCAATCGCGGTCTCTTCGCGCAGCGCCTCGATGTCGATGAGGGTAAACCCGCTCGATACCGCCGCTTCCAGGGTGAGGATGTAACGCCACACCCGATCCGGGCAGACCCGACCGCCGTCGCGCAGCTCGCTATCGCTCGGAAACTCGATGGCCTGGCGCGCCGGATCCTTGCCCTTCCAGTCATCCCCGGTCCACAGCTTGTAACCGCCGTGGGCCTTGCTGGACGGCGTGGAGAAGAAGGTCCTGCGCCAGTGGGATTGCGAGCCCATGCCTGTGGCCACGTCGGTGACCGCCTTGAAGTTCTTGATCCAGAAGTATTCATCGGCGTAGAAGTTGCCGGTGTAACCCTGGGCACTGTTGGCACTGGTTGAGCAGAACACCAGCTGCGCGCCGTTGGAGAGCACGATCGGGTTACCAGTGAGCTCGACTCCCAGGAAGGTGCGGGCGATGTTGATGATGTAGGAGCGGAAGATCTCGGCCTGGGCGCGGGTGGCAGACAGGAAGATCTGATTGCCACCGGTCAGGATGGCATCTTCCAGCGCTTCGCCGGCGAAGTAGTAGGTCATACCAATCTGGCGGGACTTGAGGATATTGCGGGTGCGTGGCATGGCCGGGTCATTCTTGACGTCCCGCACGTACCGCTGGTGCGGGAACAGCGAGGCCAGCCACCCTTCAAAGTCCTCGGGGCCTAAGTCATTGACCCAGTTCTTGGTCTTCTTGCCGCCGCCTTTCTTCGGCTTACCCTCCCCGCGCCGGCGACTCCCCTCGCTCGGTTCGTCTTGTGGCTCGGCCAGCTGGCGGGCCTTGAGGGCCTGCTCTCGCTCGGCCAGCTTGACGGCCTGATCTTTGAGGGCGCAGTGGTGGTTGATGAGCCGGTCCATTTCGGCCAGGTCGGCGTGATTCTTCTTCGACTTGACGGCCAGCGCCTGGTAGCGACGGGTGATCGCATCTTCCAGCGCCTCATCACTCAAGAGCTCGGTCCAGCCGTACTTCTCGGCCCACAGGTACACCACCCGCACACTGCCAAGGCCCAGCTCGGTCTTGATCTCCTGTGCGCTCCAGTGGCGCAGATAAAGCCGCCTGGCGGTTTGTCGTACCTCTTCTGTATAGGCCATGAGGCTCCCCAGTCTTGATTGCTGGGGCTCATGATACTGAGCCGATCCCGCCCCTCCCGCCGCCTTCATTCGGATGAATTCGGATCACCCCCACTATCCGAAATCGCCCGAACGCATGTGAGTGCTCCCCCTCTTCCACCCCGATAACCTGACGCCACTTCGACGCAACAGGGGGCCGCTGTGCCAACACCGACAGACTCATCACTGCGCACCGGCTGGGTGGCCATCGCCTCAGAGGGCCAGTCCGTGGATGGCCGCGAGATCTCGGCCAAGTGGATAGCAGACATGGCCGACACCTACGATCCGGCCTTCTATTGCGCGCAGCTGTGGCCAGACCATGAGAAGTGGGGCGAGAACCTGGGCTACGTGCAGGCCCTCAAGGCGGACAAGGTGGACGGCAAGCACACCCTGTTCGCCATCCTCTGCCCGACCCGCGACCTCATCTATCAAAACCAGCGCGGCCAATACAAGTTCTGCTCCATTGAGCCGCTGGATAACTTCACCGGTCAGGGCAAAACCTACCTGTTCGCCGTCGGGGTCACCGACATCCCGGCCAGCACCGGCACCACCATGCTCAAGTTTTCCGCCAAACACCCCTCCCCGGCGGTGGGCCAAAGCCAGGCGCTGGACCTGTCCGGCTTCTCTTTCCCCGAGGACGAACAGGGTGCCCCGGATCGCGTCTCGCTCCTGCACAAGATGTTCAACTTCCTGGGCGGCCACGGCGCCCCCACCGGGGCCCCGCCCACCGACGCCCCGACCAGACCCCTACCCGAGGACAGTACCGACATGAACGAAGAACAGATGAACAAGCTGGCGGGGATGTTCACCGCGCTTGGCACCCAGATTGAAACCTTTGGCGCCAAGGTCGATGCGCTGGCCACCGATAAGCAACCGGATGCCGCAGACCCGGCGCCTGTGGTGGACCCCATACCGGCCACCGTACCGACCGAACAATTCTCCGCCTTCGAGCAGACCCTCAAAGGTCTGGGGGATCAGCTGGCCAGCCTGAACGACAAGATTGAAAAATTCTCGGTAGAAGCACCGAACCAGCGCCCTGATGCCCTGGGCGGCAGTGACACCCACCCGACCGTTTGCTGAGGAGCGCCCAGTGAGTCAAACCAAAACCCCGCAGGCTGAGAAGTGCCTGAACCATTACAACGCGCTGCTCGCCAAGGCATTTGGCGTACCCGAGACGGCCCTGGACAAACAGTTCTCGGTCAGTGAGCCCATGGAAATGGTGCTGCGCAACGCCATCCTTGAATCCACCAGTTTCCTCGGCCTCATCACCTGCCTGGACGTGGATCAGCTGACCGGTCAGGTGGTGCAAGTCGGCGCCAGTGCCCTGCACACCGGCCGCAAGGTCGACGGGCGTTTTCGCCGCAAGATTGGGGTCGATGGCAATAAATTCAGCCTGACCGAGACCGATTCCTGTGTCCGCCTGGACTGGAGCACCTTGTGCACCTGGGCCAACTCCGGCAACCCGGGCCAGTTCGTGCAACTGGTGTCCGAGTTCACCAACCAGGCATTTGCGCTCGACATGCTGCGGGTCGGCTTTAACGGCACCCACATCGCCGATGACTCCGATCCGGTCAAGTACCCGCTGGGGGAAGATGTCAACAAGGGCTGGCAACAGCTGGCGCGTGAGTGGCATGGCGGTAGTCAGGTCGTCAAAGCGCTCCCTGATGACAAGATCTATTTTGACCCGGACGGCCATGGCGACTTCAAGACCCTGGATGAAATGGCCTCTGACCTCATCAACGCCACCATCAACCCGCTCTATCGCACCGATCCCCGTCTGGTGGTGCTGGTCGGTACCGACCTGGTGGCTGCCGCCCAGGCCAAGCTCTACAGCGAGGCCACCAAGCCCACCGAACAGATTGCCGCGCAGCAGTTGGCCAAGTCCATTGCCGGTCGCCCGGCCTTCATCCCGCCCTACTTCCCGGCGAACGGGATGATGATCACCACCCTGGCCAACTTGCACATCTACACCCAGCGCAACACCCGCAAGCGCAAGGCCGCCGATAACGACGACACCAAGGGCTTTGAAAACCAATACTGGCGCCAGGAAGGCTACGCCATCGGCGACTATGAAGCCTTTGGCAGCTACGAAGAGGCCGATGTGGTCATCGCCCCCCGCCCTGCTGCACCACCGGCCGGTGCTGACGCCCTGGCAGACACTGACACCCAGGCAGAGCCGGAGGCATAACCCATGGCCCTCTCTCCTGGCATGCGTCACAAGCAACAGGTATTGGCCCAGTTGGGGGCGGCGCAAGCCGCCACCACCGGGCAAGCCACCGGCCTTGTGGCCAACAGCTTGCACCTGCAACTGATTGCCCTGGAGCAAGACATGCGGCGGCTCAAGGCGCTGGCACGGATGAGCGACAAGGTGGCGATGAAACGCGATGAGTTGTTTCCCAAATATCGCCCCTACGTGGACAAGTACCTGGAGCTGGCGGCGCTCGGCACCGTGTACCAGAACGAGCTGTTCCAACGCCTGATCATCTGGGCGTTTGATATCGGCGATCTGGAGACCGCCATCAGCTGGGCGCTGCTGGCCATCGAGCAGAACCAGCGCACCCCGGGCAACATCAAGCGCGACTGGGCGCACTTCACCGCCGACACCGTGCTGGGCTGGGCCGAGGAACAGGCCGCCCTTGGCCATGGCGTCGAGCCCTGGTTCTCCCGGGTGTTCGACAAGGTGCGGGGCACCTGGCGCCTCAATGAACAGGCCACCGCCAAATGGTACAAGCTGGCCGGCTGCCTGCTGCTGCGTGACAAGGACGGGGTCGCCCGTCCCAGCGCCCTGGCGGACAGCAGCACCCTGGAGCAGGCCGATCACTGGCTGGCGCTCGCAGAAAAGACCCACAGCAAGATCGGGGTCGGCACCTTGCGCCACAAGATTGCCATGCGCCTGCGGGCACTCAATCCGGAATAAACAGCCGGAATAACGACTCCCACGCCACCGCGCCCCGGCGGGGATGGGCCTGCAGCCTGACCGCTCGCACTGCGCTCAATCCCGTGGCCTCAGGGGCGCCCCATTGGATAAGGCAGCACATGATCTCAGGCAAAAGCATCCACTACAGCGAGCAGACCATCACCAATGACGGCTTTTGGCCTGATGTGGTGTGTGGCGACTTCGAGCGCCGGCGCGCCCTGCCCGCCGACATGGACAGCGATGCCATCAGTGCCGCCCTGCTGGCGGCAGTCAGCGAGATAAACCTGCAGCTGGTTCGCCATCAAGCCACCTTGCGGGCCCAGGGCTTCACCGAGTCACGGCAAGTCCCGGGGCCCCGCATCGCTGGCGGCAATAACGCGCTGACCGAGACCTATCTGGCCGCCGTCTTTGCGCGGGCCAAAGCCATGCTGCTGCCAGAGTTCGCCACGGTCACAGAACGGGATGCCCGCAAAGACCTGGCCGAGCGAGCCCCCGATCTGCGTGAGCAGCTGCTGGCCGAAAGCCAGCAGCTGGTGCGCAGCATCAAGAGCAAACACCGGATCGGGGTCTCGATGATATGAGTGAGACCGGCTTTGCCCTGCATGCCCAAGGCTACTTCCTGTCAGCCCTGCACCGCGAACTGATGCGCGTACTGCCAGCCCGCTGCGCCCGCTCGCTCGACAGCTGGATGGAGGGCGGCACCCTGCGCCTGGAGCCCAAGGACATGGGCGTCACCGGCATGGATCTCGCCTGGCTCACCTACACCGCCGTGTTTTCCCTGGAAAACCTGCCCTTTCGCGAATGCCGGACCGAGACCTTACTGGCGGTGGCCGCCAGCTGGATCCAGGAACACGACGACTACCGCGAGCAGTTCGCCTTGCCAGAGCCCAGCTATGCCGTGGTGCCCAATGACGAGCACAGCGCCGACATCGAGCTGGAGGTGCAGTTCGCCGAGCCCCTGCGCATCGTGGAAGACCCGGACGGTGCAGTCCGCTGGTTGGGCAAGACCTGGACCGTTGCCCCCTTTGATGTGTGGGTAGCCGATGAGATCACCCTGTCGGTGGCGGGCAGTGCCCACCCTCTCCGCCCCTAACCCCAAGCCTTAAGGAGCCCGCGCCATGTGGCCGTATGTACAGATCAATAACTTGAACCAGATGCAGGGGCCGGTGACTGAGGTCGAGCGCCACCTGCTGTTCATCGGCAGCGCCGCCAGCAACACCGGCAAGCTGCTCTCCCTCAACACCCAGTCAGACCTCGACCAGTTGCTGGGCACCGGTGACAGCGAGCTCAAGGCCAACCTGCTGGCCGCCCGCGATAACGCCGGCCAGAACTGGACCGCTGCCGCCTACGTGCTGCCCACCGACCAGCCCTGGCTGGATGCGGTGCGCGAAGCGCAGCAGACCCAATCCTTTGAAGGGGTCCTGGTGCTGGGTCAAAAGTGGGATCAGGCGAGCATCAACGCCGCCCACGCCCTCAACCAGGAGCTGATCGCCAAGTGGGGGCGCTGGCAATTCATGTTGCTGGCGGTGCCGGGCATTGTCGCCAAGGCCGCCGGCAAGGATGGCTCCGCCCAAGACTGGAGCGAATACGAGGTCGCCCTGTCCGCCCTGCAAGACGGCATCAAAGCCGACTCGATTAACCTGGTGCCACAGCTGTGGCCAAACCTCGCCGGCGCCTATGCGGGCCGCCTGTGCAACCGGGCGGTGAGCATCGCCGACAGCCCCTGCCGGGTGAAGACCGGCGCCCTGGTCAGGCTGGGTAACAAGCCGGTGGACAAGGACGGGATCCCGCTGCCGCTGGCCACCCTGCAGACCCTGGAGCAGAACCGCTACTCGGTACCGATGTGGTACCCGGACTATGACGGGTTGTACTGGGCTGATGGCCGCACCCTGGACGTTGAAGGCGGTGACTACCAGGTGATCGAGAACCTGCGCATTGCCTACAAGGTGGCGCGCCGTACCCGTATCCGCGCCATCGCCCGTATCGGGGATCGCGCCTTCAACTCCACCCCGGGCAGCACTGCCGCCGCCATCACCTACTTTGGCAAAGACCTGCGCACCATGGCCAAGGCGACCACCATCCATGGCCAGCCGTTCCCGGGTGACATCGCCTCCCCCCAGGATGGCGACATCAGCATCCAGTGGACCGCCAAGAACCTGGTCTCGGTGTTTGTGGTGGTGCGCACCGTGGACTGCCCCAAGGGGATCACCGTCAACATCATGCTCGATTTGAGCCTCAACAACGGGGAGGGTTAACCCGTGACCAAACGCTTTTCCGGTATCAACTTCGACACCACCCTGATGGGGGCCATGGTCCACGTCGAAAAGGCCAGCCTCTCCATCACCGACAACAGCGCAGTGGCGCAGACCCGGGGCATTCCCGATGGCTATGTCGATGGGGACGTCGCCGCCGAGTGTGAGTTCGAGCTCGACACCAAGAACTTCAAATTGCTGGTCGGCGCCGCCAAACGGGCGGGCAGCTGGCGCGGGATGGAGCCGGACGATGTGCTGTTCTACGCCAACACCGGCAGCGAGGAGATCAGGGTGGAAGCGTTCGGCGTCAAGCTCAACGCGGCCGACCTGCTCGACATCGATCCCAAAGGCGGCAGCAAGAGCGTGCACAAGGTGAAAGGCTTTGTGACCTCCCCCGATTTCGTTCACATCGATGGCGTGCCTTACCTCTCGAAGGAAGACACGCGCCACCTGCTGGGTTAAGGGGACGCTGTGGACGACATCGACCGCGCCAACCACCACGCCGCCCACATGCTGGCGGCCCAACTGGCCAGCCAGGTGGGCAAGGGACGCTACCAGGGCATGAGCCTGCATCAATGCGAGGAGTGCGACGACCCGATCCCCGAGGCCCGTCGCCACCACGTGCCGGGGGTACGCCTGTGCGTCCCCTGCCAGACCCGCCTTGAACGGCTGGCCCGCTAACCCGAGCAATGGACATGAACCACATGCCTAACAAAGATCCGACCCTCGCCACCGCCCTGCTGGCCTGGCTGATGGACAACTGGCCCGCCGTCTATGGGGCACTGCTGGCGCTGGCCATCGCCTTCCTGCGCATCACCTACACCGGCGGGCGGGGTCGTCGCCGGCTGATCGAATCCCTGCTGTGCGGTCTCATCACCCTGGCGGCCGCCACCGGCACCCAATTGCTCGGGATCCCGCCAGAAGCGACCCCGTTCCTGGGCGGTGTGGTGGGCCTTATCGGGATCGACATCCTGCGAGACAAGGCCACCCGGTTCATCAATACCAAAGGAGGCAACGATGCCGCGCAGTAACTGCCACCCGCAAGTGGCCGCCTTTCTTGACCTGCTCGCCTTTGCCGAAGGCACCCAAGGCCGAGGCGATGACGGTTACAACATGCTGGTCAACCCGGCGGGGTTCTTCACCGACTACCGCACCCACCCCAACGTCAAGGTGCAGGTGAACCCGCGCCTGGTCAGCACCGCCGCCGGGCGCTATCAGCATCTGTCCAAACACTGGCCCCACTACCGTGACCAGCTCGGCCTGCCGGACTTTGGCCCCGCGTCGCAAGACGCCTGGGCCATCCAGCTCATCCGCGAGCGCAAGGCGCTGGCCGATGTGATCGATGGTCGCATCCCCCAGGCCATCGCCAAATGCGCCAACATCTGGGCCAGCCTGCCCGGTGCCGGCTACGGCCAGCGTGAACACAAGCTGGCTGACCTGCTGGCCAAGTTCACCGAGTTTGGCGGGGTGCTGGCATGAACACGCTCATCCGGCTGTTGCCGACCCTTATCGGGCTGGTGATTGGCACCGTGCTGTATGTCCAGGGGGAACTGCTCATCCGTCGTGCCCAGGAACTGGCCGCCGCCAACGAGACCATCACCACCCTGCAGCGCGCCAACGACCAGATGGCCACCGAGTTCCAGACACTGCAGCGAGAAGAGAGTGGGCTGCGCACGCTGCTCGCCCACCAGAACGCCGCCCTGACCGAGCTCGACCAACAACAGAGGAAGACTGCCGATGACCTGCAACACGCCCTGGCCACGCCACCGGCGGGCCGCCCGGACTGTGCTCGCGAGCCTCTGCCTGTTGGCGCTTTGCGCCTGCTCCAGCCAGCCCACCACGGTGGTGCAAACCAAGGTGGTGAAGCGGCTGCCGCCGCCGGGGCTGGTGCCCCACTGCCCGGAACCTGACTTTACGGGGACCACCTACGGCGAGGCCGTGCGGTTTATCCCCACCCTGCAGACGGCGCTGCGGCGCTGCCAAACCCAGATCACCACCCTGAACCATTGGATTGAACAAGAGGAAATCACCCCATGAGCAAGCAAACCATCACCCTGACCATCGCCGGCACCGACATCCGCTTTGTGCCCACCCTGGTGGCCTACAACAGCTACATCAACGGCCTGTCGATGACCGACAAGGTGGCGCCGTCCCATCAGTACCTCAAGCGCATCGTCGACGCCGACAGCAAAGCGGCACTGGATGACCTGCTGGCCCGCCCGGGCGCCGCCCTGCAGATCGCCGCCAAGGTCAACGAGCAGTACGCCCCTGACTTGGAAATCGACGTAAAAAACTGACCGCGCGCGCCGAGGCCATCGAGCACAACCAACTGGAGCAGGTCCTGGCGCTGCGCCGCCATTACCTGCCCCATGAGGAGGACGAGCTCGACACCCTGGCTCGCGCTATCTGGTTAGACAAGTACCACGCCCAACGCCTCGCCCATGCCGTCGCCGAGGGCATCGCCACCGCCTTCAATGGATAAATCATGGCTTCTGTCACCGAACAACTGATCATGAAGATTGCCCTGATAGATGCCGTCACCCGGCCGCTTGAGGGCATCAACAACCAGCTGAACATGGTGAAGAACACCGCCAAAAGTGGCTTTGCCAATATCGCAGGCGGTGGGGCGGCCATGCTGGCCGGCACGATGGCCATCCAGAATGCACTGGGGCCGGCCCTTGAAATGGACCGGGCGCTGGCCGAGGTGGCCTCGCTCGATGTCCATGAGAAGACCCTCAAACAACTCTCCGACACCGCGTTGATGTTCTCCGTCAAGTACGGCGAATCGGCCAGCGCGTTTGTCAGTGCCTCCTACGATATCCAATCCGCCATCGCTGGGCTGGAGGGCAATGAACTGCCCTCCTTTGCCCGCGCCTCCGGCGTGCTGGCCAAGGCCACCAAGGCCGATACCGCCACCATCACCAACTACATGGGCACCATGTACGGCATCTTCGAGCAGCAGGCCACGAAGATGGGCAAGGCCAACTGGGTGGAGGACGTGGCCGGCAAGACCGCCACGGCGGTGCAGATGTTCAAGACCACCGGCCAGGGCATGACCGACGCCTTCAAGGGCATTGGTGCCAACGCCACCGCCGCCGGGATCTCGATGGATGAGCAGTTTGCCGTGCTCGGCCACCTGCAGGCCACCATGGGCGGCGGTGAAGCGGGCACCAAGTTCAAGTCGTTCTTGGCCGGGGTCGGCAGTGCCCAAAAGGCGCTCGGCCTCACCTTCACCGACTCAGCGGGCAACATGCTGCCGGTGCTCGACATCCTGGACAAGCTCAAGACCCGTTATGGCGAGACCCTCACCGTGGCCGGCAGCGATGAGCTGAAAAAGGCCTTTGGCTCGGATGAAGCCGTGGCCATGATCAAACTCCTGATGACCAACACCAAGGGCCTGGCCACCAGTATCAACGCCCTGGGCAACACCCACGGTATGGGCAAGGCCGAGCAGATGGCCGCCGCCATGACAGACCAGTGGCAGCGGGTCAAATCGGCCTGGTTTGCGATCCGGGCTGCTGCTTTCGGCGCCGTGCTCCCCTCCATCAACAAGGTGGTGGGCGCCTTTGCCGATGGCGGCGCCGTGGTGCTGCGCTGGACCAAGATCTTTCCCAACTTCACCAAGGTGGTGGGTTACGCCGTGCTGGCCATCGCGGGCCTTGGGATCGTCACCGGTGCCTGGCTGGTGCTGGCCGGGCTCGCCAAGCTGGCCACCCTGGCATGGGCGCTGACCTTTGGCGGCCTCACTGCTCCCCTCACCCTGTTCAGGAAGGCCCTGGCGGGCCTGCGCCCGGTGATCCTGGCCGTCAACATGGCGATGAGCCTCAACCCGGCGGTGATCATCATCGGGGCGATCCTGGCGCTGGTCGCCGCCGTGGTGCTGGCCATCATCTACTGGGACGAACTGCGCGCCACCTTCGCGGTGCTCACCGACTTCGAGCTGTTGAGCGCCTTCTTTGGTGGCATGGCCGAGACCTTTGGCCCGCTTGCCTCGCAAGCCCTGGCCCCCCTGGTGGATTTTTTCACCCTGATCGTGGGGCTGCTGGGACAGGGGATCACCTGGCTCGGCACCTTCTTTGAGCAAACCAACCAGACCAGCGTCGGGATTGACAGCGTGACCGACGCCGGCCGCCGGATGGGGAACATCCTCGGCGCGGCATTCGACACCCTGCTCACTCCCTGGCGGGCGCTGATCAAGCTCATCAAGACGGCGCTGGATGCCTCAAACCAGTTCTTGGGCACTCAGTTCGACACCCGCGCGCTGGCCGTGGATGTGCTGCCCAAATGGGCTTCCTCTCCTTCGGATATGGCGTCCCCCACCTCCGTGGTGAACAGCCCCCTGGCAGACTACCGCCAGCAGGACCAGAGCAAGGTGCCATCGGGTGGCCTGGGCCAGCAGTTGATCCAGGCCAACGCGGCGGCCAGCACTGCCAATCAGAAGCCGACCAAGTCCCTGCACATCGGCGAGGTGCACATCACCAACCAGAACCCCATGACGCCCGAAGAGTTGGAGAAAAGCGCATGGGTAGAGCAACGCGGATGAGGAGCACAGCGCGGATGAAGCGTACAGCGCGGATAACAGGAGCACAGCGCCAATGAACGACCCCAAGTACATCGACATCCTGGTGGTGAACGGCGCCTGGCAACTCGATGCCGGCGGTCAACCCCGTTATACCCAGGACCGCCACAGCATCGGTCAGGACATCAAGCACCGCATCATGGAGTCGGGGCTCGCCCGTAAGCTCATCGGCGAGCGCAGCCCAACCTTGCGCAGCGACGTGATGACCGAGATTGAACTGCTGGTAGAAGACGACAAGCGGCTGGTGCCTGGCACCATCCTCATCAGTGAAGAGGCTCCCGACCGGGTGCTGGTCACCGCTCGCACCTATGAATTCGGCGAACTGGAGGTAACCCTGTGAACCTGCGCCCGACCGTGGACTTTATGGCCCTGCTGGCCGAGACCGGCGTCCCGACAACCGAGCAGGCCATGGAGGCCGAGCTCAAAAAGGAGGTGGTGGCCGCCGGCTCCCTCATCACCAATGACAGCGATGTGAGCCCCTTCTGGCGGCTGGTGCGCGGGGTGGTCATCACCCCGGCGCTTTGGCTTATCCGCACCCTGCTGGCCGGCCATGTGCTGCCCAACACCTTCGCGGCCACCGCCACCGATGCCTATCTCGACCTCAAGGCCTGGGACGTGGACTTGACCCGCAAGGCGGCCCAGACCACCCGGGGCCTGGTCAACTTCGTCAAAGTGAGCCCAGGTGAAGCGGTCACCATCCCGGCCGATATCTGGGTAGCCACCGAGCGCATCAACGGCACCATCTACCGCCTCAAACCCCTGCAGGCGGTAGTGAGCCCGGCCGGCGAAGCCGTGGCCCGGGTGGTCTGCGAAGCCGAGCACGCCGGCGCGGCCTGGAATCTGGCGCCGGGCTATTACAACCTGCTCAGTGAACCGGTGACCGGCATCCTGTCGGCCCGCAACGATGACAAGGAGTGGATAACCACCCAGGGCAGCGACGTCGAGGGCAACGACGCGCTCGGCCTGCGCATCCAGAACCAGTTCTCGGCGGTGGGGCGCTACCACATCGACGCGATTTACCGCTCCATGCTGGCCAGCGTCGCGGGCATTCGGGCCGACCACATCTTCTTCGAGCACGAGGCCCCCCGTGGTCCGGGTACCGCCAATGTCTACATACTGCTGGAGGTGGGCGCGACCCCGGCCAGCCTGATTGAGCAGCTCAACGACTACGTGGGCCGCCAGGGTAACCATGGCCACGGCGATGACCTGTTCGTGATGGCAATGCCCGAGACCCTGCACAGACTGACCCTGGCGATCTGGCCCCAGCCCAACCTCACCGCCGAGCAGAAGGCCGCGCTTAAAGCTGGCGCCGAGAACCTGGTCAAGGCGGCGTTTCGCCAGTCGGCCGATTTCGAGGCGGTTACCCGCACCTGGCCGCGCTCGCGCTTCTCGCTCTCCCAGCTGGCCCGCGAGCTGCACAGCCAGTTCCCGCAGCTGCAGAGCCTCAAGTTTGCGCAAGATGACATCGTGTCGGGGCTGGCCATCCCGCGCCTGAGCTCGCTGGCGGTGACCCTGCATGAGTAATCAGACCCCGCTTGAACACGACCTGCAGGCGCCGGCGCTGCCCGATGCCAGCGCACCCTGGTGGGAAGACGGCTACACCATCAGCCCGGCCCACGCCGAGCCCGGGTTTCTAGCCAAGGGGATTAACGCCTTCTGGCAACGGCTCAAGGGCTGGCTGCTGCTGCCGCTGGCCCAGCAAGACCCGCTGACCTGCTCGGAGTCCCTGCTGGCGCTGCTCGCCTGGGAGCGGGACATCAGCCGCTTCAACGGCGAGCCGCTGCCGCTCTTTCGCAAGCGGGTCAAGTTCGCCTTTGTGAACGCCCAGGACGCCGGCGAGGTGGCCGGCTTTAAGCGCATCTTCGAGCGTCTTGGCATCGGCTGGTGTGACATTCACGAACGCCAGGCCGGCGCGCCCTGGGACGTCATCACCATCGAGGTGACCGACAGCGCCCTTGCTGACAACCAGCAGCTGATGGAAACCCTCATTCAACACTATGGCCGCACCTGCCGCCGCTATCGCTTTCAGGTGGTTTACCCGGTCACCGGCACCCTGCGGTTCGGTCGTATCGACATGAGCCAGCAGGTGTTCGGCGCAACCCTCAAGAGGACAGCATGAGCCAAATCATTACCAACGCCTTCTCCCGCTACTGGCAGGAGTGCCTGGCAACCCAAGTGCCGGTGGTGCTCGATGAGTTCGTGCTGGCCAAGGTGCCGGGGCTCGACCCCGACGCCCCCATCAACCCGGACAGCGGCCTGCCGCCGGCGAACCAGATTGTGCACCGCCACGCGGTGGACCAGCGCGGGCGCATCAACAACGACGCGGTGGCTTACACCATCGTCATGGACACCACAGTCGGCGATTTCAGCTTCAACGCCCTGTACCTCATCAACAAGGCCACCGGCGTGGTGGGGATGATTGTGCACAAGGGGCTGGAGACCAAACTCAAGACCAATGAGGCCAGCGGCCAGACCGGCAACAGCCTGGTCAAGTCCATGCTGATGGAGTACGACCGCGCAAGCGAGGCCACCGCCACCCACGTGGACGCCAGCACCTGGCAGATTGACTATGCCGCCCGCCTGCGCGGGATAGACGATGACCTGCGTCTGCAGGCGCTGCAGTTCTTCGGGCCTGCCACCTTCTACGGTGACGGCTTTAGCCTGGTCAATGAATCCGGGGTCTACAAGATACAGCCCGGAGTGGCCTATGTGGGCGGCCTGCGCGCGGAACTGAACGAGGTCAAGAAGGTGACCCCGGGCGCCAAACCGGTGGGGCTCTGGCTCGATATCTACCGGGCGGGCTCCCAGCTCGATGCCTGGGTGAACCATTTCACCCTGACCCTGAGCGTGCCAGAGCTCACCGACTACCTGGACGCCAACGGCCATCAGCACCATGTGGCCAAGGTGGCCATCGTCAATGCCAATAGCAGCGTCACCGACGTGCGCCGCAAGCGCACCATCGAGCTGACCGGGGATGTGACCGGTAAGGGCATCCTGGAAGATGCCAAGGGCGTCACCATCGCGGTGGAGATAAAAGACGGAAGCCACCGCCACAAGTGGAACGAGCTCGACCAGGTACCGGCCACCGCCAGCCGCTGGCCCAGCTATAGCGAGGTGACCAACAAACCGGATCTGGCAGCGGCCAACCATAGCCACCCGGGCAGCCTGCTCAAACCTATCAACCTGGCCAAGGAAGACCTCAATACCATCGTCACGCCTGGGGTGTATGCCCAGAACGCGAACGCCAACGCCTCCACCGCGCTGAACTACCCAGAAAATCTTGCCGGCACACTGACCGTCACGGTGGCAGCAGGCCCCCAGCAGCGCTACCACGTCTACAACACCAGCCGAATCTATACCCGCGCCCAGTACAGCACAGGCGCCTTTACCTCCTGGGCCAGGGACTACAACACCCTGAACAAACCCAGTGCGGACGATGTGGGCCTTGGCAAGCTATCCAACAAAGCCGCCAGCATTGAGGCCACGGCCGACACCTATGCCCTGCGCGACGGGTCTGGCGACATGAAAGCCCGCACCCTGCGCACCAACCTGGTCGATGAACAGCGCATGGTCGGCGCAGTGGCCTTTCGCGTCGACAACGGCAACGACAGCTATCTGCGCTATTGCAGCAATGTAGGTGCGGTGCGCGGCTGGTTGAATGCGGCAAGAACGACATGGGATGTTGGGTATCGGTTGTATATCGAAGACCCTACAAACCCGATGACGGAATACCATATTCCCGGAAAATTCGCGGTCATTACTTACATTGACCTGACAGGCAGCTATCGAATTTCATCATCAAATGGGGCCGGAGGAGAAGCATCAAACAGGCTTCGGGTTGACCCAAGCGGAAATGTGTTTGCTACAGGCGGAGTATTTGACGCCGGGCAGAGGGTATACAGCCCAAACAACCCACCGCACAACACTCATAACCACACCGCAGCGCAAGGCAATCAGGACATTGTGGCGGGGGGGCTTGGTCAGATTGGCACCTACGGCCTCTTTGTGAACGTATCCGGCGCGGATAGAGGCCCCGGAGATGTTGTCGCCGGAGGTGGCCTCCAGTGGTCATCTGCAGACCAAGCGACACACTCCAACAGTTCACCAGCAGGAACATGGAAATGTCTCGGTTTCTGCTCAACTTATCGTAACCTCGGCCACGCTGTAACGCTCTGGATCCGAATCGCATAGAGGGCCATATGAACATCGAAGTTATCCGCGCAGAAAAACCCAGAACCACAGCAAACTCCAGTGAGTCTATTACGCTGGACGTGCGATTCTGTCACCTCGATGACATCGTTGAATTTACGGCAAGACGAGATGATGAAGAGCATCACGGGCGAGAGCTATACAGCCGGGCGGTGTTTGGGGAATTTGGCGACATCGAGGTGATCCCACTGCCACCGCCGACCGAGGCCGAGCAGCAAGCCCGCCTCAATGTGCAGCTCAAGCAGGCCGCCAATGCCATGGCCCCGCTGGAGGATGCCGACACCCTTGGCCTCATCAGCGAGGCCGAACGCCAGCAGCTTACCGCCTGGCAGCGCTACCGGGTCGCCCTCTACCGCCTGCCACAAGGCGACGGCTGGCCGACCGAGGTCAGCTGGCCAGAGGCGCCGCAATGAGTTGGACGCAAAGGGCGCTACGCTGGCCGGCCAGTGCCGCCAGCCTGCAGGCCAAGGCCCTGGGCGTGCTGGGTCAGCTCCCGGCCATCCAAGACAGCGCCATGGCGCGCCTGCAGGGCCTGGCCGGGCGGGCCCAGTACCGGCCCCACCCACTCAGCGAGGCGGCCGCCGCACTGGCGGGGCTGCGCAGCGATCTCGACCGGTTGCTGGCCACCGGTCGTTGTCTGACCGTCACCCCCTACCAGCACGGGGTCGGCCAACAGCAGGGCCAGCAGTTCAGCCTGGCCGCCCCCAATGCGGTGGCCACCCTGGCCGCCAAGCTGCAAGACGGGGCCGATCCCCTGCTGCCCAGCGGGCAACTGCATGCCCTCGCCTGGCTGGTCACCGGTAACAGCGCCGAGGACTTGGCCCAGCAGCTGGCCATCCTCTGCGCCCTGCTACCGTTGCCGGAGTGGTGCGCCACCCTGCGGCGCCTGCACGCCAACAATGACACCATGAGCCAACCCACGGCGGCCAAGGTGCCACGCTGGCGCGCCGATGAGCCGCTGAGCTGGGATCCGCTGCGCCCTGCCCGCCTGGCGCTGGGGGCAGAGCTTGCCCAGCTCGAAAGCCTGGCCCGGGACAGCCAGACCCCGATCGCCAAGCTGCAGGGGCTAGCGGCACGCCGCACCGCCCGCCTGGCACAACTCGCCGAGGCGCTGACCAAACTGGAGGCGCTATCCGGCACACTTTGGCACTGGCAAGGCCAGGGGGATACGGCCAGCCTCGCCACCCAGCTCGGCCAGAGTTCCCCACCCAACCACAGCCAGAGCATGACGGTCGGCGCCTTGCTGCTCTCCCCGTCCCCGCTCACCTTCTGGCAGGAGTTAACCCCATGAGCCAAGCCATGCTGACCCTCGATGGCGAGCCCATCATCATGAAGTCGATGCGGGTGTCTGCATCGATGCAGTTTCAGGACAAGGACCAGAGCGGCCAGACCAGCTCGACCAGCAGCGCCGAACAGGGCGCCAAGGGTAAGGAGCTCGACGTTTCCGGCCTCATCCCGTTCAAGGATGAGCAGACGCTAAGCCGGCTGTTTGAGCTGGCCGATGCCAAGGGCACTGGCGGCAAACGCCACGTCTACCGGATCGGGTCGCTGCTCGCCAAGTCGGTGAAGGTGCGCCAGGCCAAGTTTGCCGGGCGCATCACCGCCAGCGAACAGGAGGGGCTGCTGGCCTGGCAGGTGCAGTTCACCTTGAAGGAGTTCAACTCGGTACCGGAGAAGCGCGAGGCCCGTTTACCAGGTAACCCCGCCAACCTTGGCAAAGGCTCCACCGGTACCACGGCGGCCAATGGCGGAAATGGTCAATCAGGGGATGAGCCGCTTTCCACGGGAGAGGCCTTATTTAAGAAACTCGACGACAAACTGGGGGATGTCCTGGCATGAAGCTGACTACCCGCCTGACCATCAATGACCAACCGGCTCACCTGGTCGAGCACGACATCATGCTGGATCTGAACACTGGCGGGCGGGCAGCCCTGACCACCCAGGCCCAAGCGCAGAAGGGGCAGCCCATCGCCATCGATGTCGGTTACAACGGCGAGCTGCGCCGCTGGTTCACCGGTTACGTGTACGACGTGCAACCCGCCGCCTCAGGGGCCGTGCAACTGCTCTGCCGTGAGCTGGCGGGCATCCTGGCAGGTCGCCTCCCTGTCAGCATGCAGCACGCCACCCTGCGCAACCTGCTGGCCTGGCTCGCCACAGAGACCAGCCTGGTCTTCATGCTGCCCGAGGCGGCCGACTATGCCGATCGCCCCATTCCCAACTTCACCAGCGCCGGCACCGGGTATCAGCTCCTGGAGAACGCCGGCCGCGCCTTTGAGGTACCGGACTTTGTCTGGTACCAGCAACCCGATGGCGCCATCTTCGTGGGGAGCCACGCCGATTGCCGCTGGCATGGCCGGGAGGTGGAGATTGATCCTGCCTGGACCGCCCGCCAGGCGGGTAACCTCATCACCTTGTCCCCCGTGCCGGCCATGCGCCCTGGTGCGACCGTCAACGGCAAGCGGGTGACCCGTGTCAGGCTCAAGGGCGACGAAATGACCCTGACCACGGTCACCCCGGGCAAGGCCACCAAGTCGGTGGAACGCCGCAAGATTGAGGGGGAGTTCCCGGAGCTGGCCGACAAGATGCACCTGCCCAAGTTCGGGCGGGTCGAGGCCATCAGCGACCAGGCCAGCGCCGGCCAGCTCAATGACCCCTTTCGCCCCCGCTATGCAGTGGATGTGCAGCTACTGGGCGAGGATGGCCAACCCGACAAGGCCGCCCCGCTTTACCGGGCCGTGCCGCTGCCGGTGCAGTTCGGCGGGCAGGAGCAAGGGCTGCTGCAGTACCCCATCGAGGGGACACTGGTTGAGCTGGGATTTGCCTTTGGGCGGGCCGACCGGCCCTTTATCCGCACCGTGCTCGGCAGCGGTTGGGCCCTGCCTGACATCACCCCGGGCGAGCAGCTGCAGCAACAACGGGCCGAAGTGTTCAGCCGCACCGATACCGTGGGGAGCCTCTGCCGCCACACCGACCGACGCCTGCACGACCGCGCCCTGCAGATGCACCACCAGAGTGATGACTACCTGGGGGAACATGGCCAGTATCGGCAGCAGGTAGCCCAACACAGCATCGAGGAGGTGGGCGGGTTCAAACTCATCGAGGCGCTGGGGGCCATCGAGCTGCTGGCCGGTGATGATCTCACCCTGGGGAGTCTGGGCAACATGAACCAGACCACGGCGGGGGATCAGGTCGAGGTGGTGGGTCAGCTGCGCCGGGCGGTTGCCGGCGAACTGCAACACCTGGAGGCGCCCCGTTCGTGGATGGGGACCGATGGCGTGAACATCTTCCGGCTGCTGCTGCAGCTGATGAACGTGGTGGAGGAGCTGGCCGCTGCCACCGCCAGCCATACCCACGGCAGCGGGCCAGTCCCTGGTAACAGCGAGGCCATGACCGGACATGGCCAACAGGCCAAGCAGCTGGCCGGCCAGCTCTCCCCCATCATCGAATAGAGGTGTGCAGATGATCTCACTCACCATTAATCAGGGCGCCATGCTCAGCCTGCTGGAACGTCTGGACGCGGCCTCTCTGCCACCGGCGAAACGCCGGCGCATCACCCAGCAGATAGGCCGGGAGGTGGTCAAGGTGAACCGCCAGCGCATCCGGGCAGGTAAAACCCCCGATGGTTCAAAGTGGGCACCTACCAAGAGCAAGCGCAAACACAAGCGGCTCACCGGCCTGTCCAAGCGTCTGCGCGCTCGCGGTACCGAGGACGCGGCCATCATCGACTTCGACTCCCGCTTTGCGGGGATGATAGCCAACCAGCAACATCAGGGCATGTCACAGCCGTTCACCGCTGCGCCACCCAAATCCGCTAAGCCGAGGACATCAGAGAAGGGCAAGAGGAAGGAGCCATTCAAGCCAACGGATAGCCCTTGCACCCGTAGCCAAGCGCAGCGCCTGCGTGCACTGGGGTACAAGGTGCTGTCAGACCGGGGCGCTCGCCGCCGCTACCGCAAACCCTCCCTCAAGTGGATACGGGAACATGTCAGCGTACAACGAGCCGCCATCATCATCCGGACAACCACCGGCGAGACCAGGAAGAACAGATGGACAGTAGAGACCCCAGCCCGCCCCATGCTGCCCGAGGCAAGCAGTGATGAACTGCTGACCATCGCCGCCAAGGCATTCAAGAAAATGGGATGGGGTGGCGACCAGTAACGCCCAGCCATAAGCCCATTCACCACAGCGACGCCCATGCGTCGCTTTTTTGTGGCCAGCCCCTAGGCTTGCAGCCCAGTAGCGGCGGCGGAATCCTCTGCCTCACGGAATCCGCACTCCTCCCCCCCCACCTTCGCGCTAAAAATGTGGCGTTTTTTGCACAAATCAAATGGTGAAAATCCATCGTCTAACCCGCGCCGTGGCTGGGCTCTTGAGGGGAATTCAGAATTTCACAAAAATACATTTTGTGATCGTTTTTCGAGAAAACGATCACGCAAGATCGCAGCAAGGAAAAAGGTAAGTCATTGAGGATAAACAGATAGCGGTGACTTTCCGTGAGGATCTGGGGTGGTATGGTGGATCTGGTGCGACCACAAGGGGAAATCAGGTAAGCCTTATGCAGCAAGGCTTGGCGGGCAATTTTGACAAGGATCCAGAATTTCACGAGTGATGCATTAAGGATCCACATTTCAGGGGCACTACACCCCACTAAAGAAAGAAACCCCAGCTGTGGCTGGGGTTTCTGCTGTTGGCGTGACCAAAACAAGACCAGGGAATGGCGCCACATGAACTGGACATCACCGAACAACACAACATCATACCTGGGCTAGGTCATTGGTCGCAATCGACCCAATTTGGTTTTGTTCCCATCCGAGCCGGTGACAGGCTACCCAGTCACATACAAGAAGACGTTGATTCAATGCTAATTAGCTGCAAACTACCCGATCAGATAACATGCGGGGCTTACCATCTTGCAAATCAATAATATGATCAGGCTCTGAAGCGAACCAAGCGTAGGAACCCCAGGCTAATTCAGGAATGCTCTTCTTAAATGGAGAACTAGCACGATCCATAAAGGCTGTCAGGAATGCGAGGTGATGCTCATCAAACCCAGCTTCTACAGCTAAAGTGGTTAACACAGCTTTCCGTTCTCGGTTGATAGGGCCATCGGTAGCAACTACTTCTGTAAAGACCACCAACATCTCCGCCCCACCGATATCGACCCCTAAATCAACTAAAATAATATCAGGCAATGCTTTCGATGGATCAATCTTGAGCCCTAATGCATTTGCCAACGACTCATCCCGAGCGACCACTTTGTTCCCTGACTCTGAAAGCCAGAGTACCGCTGGTTTTTTCAAAAAACGTGGTGCAAATATCTCAATTACAGCCTTAGCAATCACGCTAGATGGGCCAGGTGCAAGAGAGCGAACTTCTCCATTAGGAAACGTAACTGAGATAGCATCGCTAGCCATCGCAGCACCTTGTTTTACTAGGCGTTGCCGGGTAAGAGCAGCCTTAGATAAATGTGCTTCACGCCATTCTGCAATAGCTGCACTAAGAGCCTCGCCAGTTAACTCATCATCAAATAACTCTGCAAAATCTTTATCAAGAGCATATTTCGGTTTGGATGATGTTGTAGGCACACCTTCACGTTCAACAACAGCACGACAGGAGATAAATCCATTTCTCAAGGTTTCATCTCGTATCGGTTCCCGACTGTTGGCCGCATACCAAGGGCGCACCGGTCGATCTTTCTTGTTAGAAAGAGATTGCTGAATCCAGGTTTCACGATGGTCTTTAGAAACCAAAGCTGCTTGTTCATCCGACATATCAGTCACTTGGCTAGGTCGCAACCACCGCTCAGCTCCTTCAATTGCACCAACATAAAACATAACAAACACAGTTCGCGCCGCCATATCGCGAATCACATAGTTCCTATGTTCTGTACCTTCCGGGAAAATCTCAGGTAAACGTTCTGCGATCAGTTTAACGCTTGGAATAGGGGGTAACTGCAC